TATTAATCATTTCAATACCTTTTTCTTTGGCATCTTGATTGTCTTTTGCATCTACAATCTCTGCCCAACCTTGTTCTGTTATATGAAAATGTACTAAATATTTCATATTTTCTCCTTTTATGTTCATGCTGGTTGATCTCCACATTCTACAAAGATCTTCCAATCTGTTCTATGTTCGAACTCACATAGATCAAATTTAGCCTTTGCATCATCGTAGCTTCTTGCATCAACAAAAAGACTTACATGATGTTTTTGATTTTGAAACATATATACACTACTCTCTAGCTCATCTGTTTCAACTATTATTTGTTTACTCATTCTATCTCCTCTGCTTCTACATAATCTTTAGGCATGACTTCAATATTTACTAATATCGAATGATCAGTAACCAAAGTTATATCGTATGTTAAATTATTATCATTCAATAACTTTTCTATTGCTTTGATATTTATTTCTTTTTTTGGATCAGGTGTAAATGGCATTAGTTTAACGCCTCCTTGATATATTTCTTTACTAACTTACACCACTTAAAGAACTCTGCGATGTAGTCAGGTGGAGCTTCTCCACGCTGTTTATCTACATCTTTCAAAGCTCTTTTAGTAGCATCATTTAGTATCTTAATCTGCTTTCTTGGATGCATTTTTCTCCTCGTAAGTTATAGATATTACTTTGAACTGCATCTTGCTTTGATCAATAGTCGCTATCTTTTTCATAAGATCTTGCTTCTGTATAGCATCTTCACGATTGCCATAAGTTGCAATAATACTTGGTCTTGGCTCATTACCATGCCAACTCCAATCGATTTGTACAACACAGTATATTATGTTGTTGTTTTCATTTTTCATAAGTTCCTTTCTGTTGAGGTAACCCCCACGTAAGTGTGGGGGGATACCGATTACTACTGTAGCTACTCCCTTCTATCCTACTCTAATAGCTTTAGCTCTTCGAGTTAAGACTTGGTTGTTCTTGTAGTAGTAATTACTTTTGAGATAACATTAACAAATTCTTTGCAACGTTATCAGCAATTCCTGCTTGAGTGAATACTCTATTGATGTATTCTCTTATAGCTGCCATAGATCCACCAGAGTATAATGCATTCTCTGCTTCTTCTCTTTGTGCATCTAGTTTTCTGATAGCTAAACCTTTCTTACTTCTATCGTATGCTTTTATAGTTTCTTCTTCGCATACTGTTGTAAGAAATTTATCTATATCAGCTACATCAACTGGTGTATGATCGGCTCTTCTGTCTACGAACTCAGGAGTTTTCTCCCATCTTCTAACAGATTGCCATTTCTTTAGTTTCTTTTCTAGTTTCTCACCAGCTTCGACTAGACGTTCTCTTTTCACTAACTTACGTGTTTCATAATTATCTACAAAATCAACATAGTCTGCTGATAATTTAGTTACTGTTTTAATCATGTCATTTAGATTTAGTGTTTTTCTAAACTTTGATAGATTCTTATCTACAGCACTATCAACATCTATTTGTCTTTCTGACTCTAGATGTGATCTATGATTATCGAACTTTCTATTGATATACTCTTTTAGATATATTTGTTCGTCTTTACGTATTGGTTTCATTGTTTCCTTTCTGTTTGTAAACCCCATGCGAACGAGGGAAAAAAGATTTCAAACACATGGGGTCATTGCACAGTGATCTAACGATGTTATGCAATCTTTTGACTAGCAGCTTCATCACCTATATTCATAAGTTTTTGAGCTGCACTTGTAGCATCATCACTCTTGTCCATTCTTGCACAAGATCTGATGAATAATGTAGTCGCTGAAGTTTTCTGACCCATAGGATCTAACTTACTTAGCACATCATTCTTTGCTACAGCTTTATGACACAATCCAAGAAGTTCTGCGTAGTACGATACCATAGCACCATACTTCTCAGACACTCTTTCTTTCTGTGTCTTTTTAACTTTTTCTGTCATATGACTCCTTTTCTTGTTTTTTCCTTAGTTCGTAAGGAAACTCTATTTGTTCAGGCATTTCTTTCTGAACAGCTCTGATAATACCAACTGTTACTCTAGCTGGTATGGTCAGAATCTTTAGCAATGTACTTGTTGCTTTTGATATACGATTCATATTTCCTCCTCAATCGTTTGTATTTTATTTCTGTATCACGTAGCTCCCTTGCGAACTCTTTGGTTCCTGGTTTAGGATCTACATCTTCAACTAACCAGTTATAGCCTTTACGAACTAGAACAGATCCTAGTGTAAAACCTACAAACTTTAACATATTTACGATAGCATTCATTTTATCCCTTCGTTAGAACTTGATACATTAGCATTATCAAGTGATAACTTCTTTCTAATTATATGATACAAAGGTGGATAATTGTGTTCTGTTCCCAGCTTTTCTAGATATTGTGCTGGAGACAAATTTATTACAGCATGTAGATCAAACAAACTACCTTTTGCTTTGAATCTAGCAGCACACTCTAATAATTTAGATGCTTTCATTTCATTTCTACCTGATTCGTATTTCTGCCATTGTTGAAATGTATGGCCAATCATATCTCCACAATCAGATTGTGTTAGATAATTCCATCTACGAAATATAAACAGATAGTCTGCAATGTTTTTTCTATAGTTCATCATAACTCCTTTCTAAATAGTTTCTTAAGCACCTGTGGCTTTCGTTTATCAATGCCACCGGTGGTTACTACTCTAATAGTATTTGGATCTTTACTATCAAGATTTAATCTCACGACCATTATCATACCCTTGCTTGGATACTCTATTGGTAAGTACTTGATCCAGTCTATGTAATTACGCCACCACCAAAATTTATCTGATCTGATAAATCCTGTGAAGGGTAATTGATATATGATTTCAAGTCCTCTCTTTAGAGAGATCTTTCTACCTCTGAGTCTGTTCTTGAATATCACTCTACTGTGTTGCATCATTTGCTTTACTCTTTTCTGTTAACTTATCACACCATAGATCTAGCAGCATCTTTTCAAGTACTTGGATTTCATCCATACTCAAAGTCCTTGCTATATCCATGATACATCTGTATTTACCTTCTACGTGATCTATATTCTTTGATACTTCTTTGATCACAGAAATTTTACCTTCTAACCATTCATCTCTCATAAATTCCTTTCTTGTGGGCATCCCCACATTGAAGTGGGGGTGACCAACATATTTATTTCGCCAACTTTTCAGCGATATTTGATAGCATTTCTTTTACTTCTGCTATCTCAGACTTCATCTCTGTCTGAAACTTCAACGCACCGATTGGTTGAAATGTACCATCTGCAACATTCTGTGCATATGTCTTACCATTTCTATACAACTTAGGTGCTTTAGTAATATCTGTCTTTACAGTCATCACATTCCTTTCGTTCGTTGATTAGTGGGATATACACCAAGCATATCCCAATAATTCCAATTAACATTCCTAATTCCATAGGCCAGTAATCAGGATGCATCTCGACAGATAACACAACTAATAACAAACCTACTGCTGTCATTACCATATTCATAATGCACCTGTCGCTTTCATACCTAGATACGCAACTATTCCTATAATCACGATACCTAAGAATATTATTAAAGACATCATATGTATCTCCTTATGTTAGTATTATTATTATCATTACAATCACAAATAGAATATATAACCTCATCAGTCATTCTTCCAATCTTTTGTGATGTTTTTTATCAGTTTCATACCGACAAAAAATCCGACCAGTTCAATTAACAACTTACACGCTAACAGAACTAGAACTATACCTATAAGTATATCCATGTTATCTAACTCCTTTCTTTGCATAGGTGTTATATCTACGTATATACCTAGCAAACATTCTATCTAACGATAGTCTCTTTGGTGTAGGTATTATATCTAGATGGCTTATCTTGTAGTCCAAAACTAGCTGATTTAGCCTCTTTCCATGTAGCTTATTCATATCAGATTCCCTCATTTGTTAGTGTTGACAATAGTATTAATCAAATCCGACAATCAAACTATCAATGATTTGTAGTTCAGAGTAGTGTAACTGTCGGATCTTTATCCATAAACAAACCCAAGTCGAAGAGTTCGTTCACAAGTGAACGCAACTCGCAGACGAATGTAATATAAATCTTAGAGTTTCAAACAGAGGGTTTTAGATCTACCCCAAGCAATACGTAGTAATGCGTGAGAATAAATATAGGGGGGTTTGTTACAGCTAGACCCAATGGGGGGTTTTAGTTTAGAATCATTATAAACAACAATAGGAGAAAACAATATGTACGCATCATTAGCAAGATTTGGCTATGGCATAGCAAAAAGCTTAAGGCCGAGCAAAATCAAAAAAATGATAAAGCCTACAGCTGACAAAGTCATGAAGAAGATACCAGCAGGTAAAGCTTCAACTATGGCAGCAGGTGCTACTGACAAAATCAGTAAAGGCTATAGGACTGCCTATGCATCAACACTAGGCACATCGACTCGTAGAAAAGTAACGAGTGGAGTTCTAGCTACGTCTTTCATAAAAGACATACTAGATGACTAATGGCCAAAAAGAAAAAGGCCGATATAGGTAAAATAACGTGGGAACGTGAAAAGCCACGTAAAAGACCAGGTAGACATGCTAAGAGTTATTCTAAGCGTATACCTAAACGTAAACGATATAAAGGACAAGGACGATGATTAAATGGGCAAAATTTGGACAGATGGCTCGAAAAGGTTTAAGAGCTAGACCCAAATCTTTGAAAACTATGGAAAAGATTGCAACTAAAGCTAAAGGTGCAGCTAAAAAAATTAAATCAGGAGCTACACTTCCAGCTGTTGGATTTGGATTAGGAGCTGCAGGTGGTTTTGGTACAGCAGGAGCTGTTACCTATCTTATGGGTTATAACAGAGGCAAAAAGAAAAAAAACAATGGCAAATAGATTAGAAAAACTAGCAGACGACCTTATGAACTTATCACAAGATGAGGCTCAACAACTTCAGAATATCATAAAAGCTAAGTTATTACCTGAAGTCGAGAGACAACGTGGCTTATTGAATGATCAAATGTCAAAAAACCCACAGCTAATGCAGATGGGTAGAGGACAACCAATGGCAAATCGTGCTGCCACGCAACGAGATGTCAGAATGCAGGGGTTATTACGATGAAACTATTGAAAAAATACATACAAAAGTGTATTGATTGTATAAAACGTATCATTAAAAACTATAAAGGAGAATAATTATGCCAATGGTAGGAAAGAAAAAGTTTGCATATACCAAAAAAGGTAAAAAAGCTGCTAAAGCTTATGCAAAAAAGTCTGGTAAGAAGATGAAAAAGATGAAAGGGTACTAATGTTAATAGGAAAACAAAGTAAACTTCCAATGGCTTTGCAAAAAAAGATAATCAAAGCTAAAATGAAGAAGAAAAAAGCAAAAAAGGGGAAAAAATAATGTCTATAAGACCTGAAGCATATTCTATGCTACCAGCTGTAGTTAAAAAAACAGGTAAAAAGAAAGTACAAGCTAAAACTTTCAAAAAAACAAATGTTTCTAAACCTGGATTTATGAAAAAAGGATTAAAGTTTGCATTTAGAGCTGCAACTTCACCTTTAGCTTTAGGTCTTACAGCAGCAACTGTAGGAGTTAGAGGAATTAGAAAAGCTGGTGAAAAAATTACACAAAATAGACCATTGAAAAGAACAATGGATAAAAGAGGAAGGTTTATTCTTTAATGTCAGAACGTGGTGGTAAAAGAGAGGGTGCAGGTAGACCCAAAGGATCTACTTGTGCAAAGAAATGGAAAATGCTTGATGATTTAGCAGTCAAGTATAACCATTCCCCTTTGGATTATATGTTATCAATATTAAATAACCCAATGTCATCTCCTGAAAGAAAGATGATGGCAGCAGAAAAAGCTGCACCTTACGTTCATGCAAAACTAGCTACGACTACGACAAAACTTGGATCTGATGGCCCAATCAAAATCAACATCAAATGGGGAGACGAAAAGTAAGTCTATAGTAATACCTTACACGCCTCGCCCATTACAAAGAGAAGTACATAATAATTTAAAAAGATTTAATGTACTTGTATGTCATAGACGATTTGGTAAGTCTGTTTTATCTATTAATCAATTAATTAAAACAGCAGTCGCAAAACCTATGCGTAAGTGTGCATTCATAGCACCAACCTACAGACAAGGTAAATCTATTGCATGGGAATATTTAAAAATTTATACAAAGCCACTAATGTATTTAGGTGGTACAAAAAACGAAACAGAATTAAAAATAGAATTGTTTAACGGATCTACGCTTCAAATATTTGGAGCTGACCACCCTGACTCATTACGAGGTGTTGGTTTTCATGGAGTTGTGATGGATGAGTTTGCTATCATGGCACCAAGAACCTGGACTGAGATTATAAGACCAGCAGTCGCTGATACTTTAGGATGGGTAATGTTCATAGGAACTCCTATGGGTCATAATCAGTTTTGGGAAGTTTACGATTTTGCACAACGAGGTAATAAAGACTGGTTTGCAAAAATGTATAGAGCATCTGAAACAGGCGTAGTGCCTATGGAAGAATTAAAAGATGCTCAGTCTATAATGACTGAAGAACAATATAACCAAGAGTTTGAATGTTCTTTCACAGCTGCTGTAAGTGGTAGTTATTATGGAAAACTTATAACCAAAGCTGATAACGAAAAAAGAATTGGGAGTTTGCCTGTTGAAGAACACGCTGGTGTTGAGACATGGTGGGATTTAGGTATTGGGGATTCGACAGCTATTTGGTTTGTACAAAGAGTAGGTGAGGAGATTCACGTCATAGATTATTATGAAAACTCAGGTGAGTCTTTAGCCCATTATGCAGATGTCTTAGAAGATAAAAACTATGCTTATGAAAGACATATCGCACCTCATGATATTCAAGCAAGAGAGCTTGGTACTGGGAAATCTAGATTAGAAGTAGCTCAAGAACTAGGAATAGACTTTGAGGTAGCTCCTAAATTAGAGGTTGATCATGGTATAGAATCTGTTAGGAATGCTTTACCACATTGTTGGTTTGATAGAGAAAAATGTAAATTAGGACTAGATGCATTAAGACAATATCGAAAACAATGGGATGAGAAGAACCAAGTTTTTAAAAATAAACCTCTGCATGACTGGTGTTCACACGCAGCTGATGCATTTAGATACGGATGTGTACATGATCCGATAGATACATCAGATTGGCAAAGACCCATAAATGTAGATTATAAATATATCGTATGACAGAAGATCAAATTATATCAATATTAAATAGAGAGCTAAGAGCATCATCAGGTTACATTGGTGGTGAGATAGTAACTCGTAGAAGAAAATCATTAGAATATTATTTAGGTAAACCTTTTGGTAATGAACAAGAAGGTAGATCTCAAGTAGTAAGTACAGATGTATCAGATACTGTAGAGTCTTTGATGCCATCTTTGATGAAGATCTTTACAGCAGGAGATAATATCTTTCATTGTGAACCTGCTGGGCCTGAAGATGAAAAGGTTGCTAAACAAGCTAGTGATTATATTAACCATGTTTTCTATAAAGAGAACAGAGGTTTTTCTGCTATTTATACAGCATTCAAAGATGCACTTGTTCAGAAGAATGGTATTCTAAAAGTATATTGGGATGATTCTGAA